GTTTTAACATGCTACATTTTTTATTAAACTATCGATCAATATTTGATTGCATTAACTATTTGAAAAATCTAGGATTTCATAATAATAGTTTTATTGTTGGAGCCTTGCTAACTCCAGACTATCTAAATATTAGACATTTACCAAATACTATGCTACAATCAGTAGAGCGAGAATTAGAAAACTGGATTAATCAAAAGCCAGGATTTTTACTTGAAAACGGACTTAGAAATATGTTACAATATATAAAAGAACCCGTAGAAAAAAATATCGAATACTGTTTAGCAGAAATAGCAAAGATGGACCAAAGACGTAACGTTAATAGCAGAGCAGTATTCACAGAATTATATAATTTAATAGAGAGGCAATAAACATGGCAAAACCATTTGATATATCAAAGTTTAGAAAGTCAATTACTAAGTCAATCGATGGGCTTGGTATTGGATTTAACGATCCAACAGATTGGATCTCAACGGGAAATTACACATTAAATTACCTACTATCTGGTAATTTTGAAAGAGGAATTCCAATGGGTAAAGTTACTGTGTTTGCTGGTGAGTCCGGCGCAGGTAAATCCTTTATCTGTTCAGGTAATATTGTCAGACATGCGCAAGAACAAGGCATTTATGTAATTTTAATTGATACAGAAAACGCACTTGACGAAGCATGGTTACATGCACTTGGTGTAAACACCAGTGAAGACAAATTACTAAAACTTAACATGGCTATGATCGATGATGTAGCCAAAGTTATCAGCGACTTTGTTAAAGAGTATCGCACCTTACCAGAAGAAGATCGCCCAAAGGTCCTGTTTGTTCTAGACAGCTTAGGTATGATGTTAACTCCAACAGATGTTAACCAGTTTGAAGCAGGCGAGATGAAAGGTGACATGGGTCGTAAACCTAAAGCACTTACAGCATTGGTTCGTAACTGCGTAAACATGTTTGGTACATTGAATCTTGGATTAGTTTGTACTAATCATACATATGCAAGCCAGGACATGTTTGATCCAGATGATAAAATTTCAGGTGGTCAAGGCTTTATCTACGCATCAAGTATTGTAGTAGCTATGCGTAAACTTAAACTTAAAACAGATGCTGACGGTAACAAGACCACAACCGTCAACGGTATACGTGCCGCTTGTAAGATTATGAAAACTCGTTACGCTAAGCCTTTTGAAAGTGTTCAAGTTGAGATTCCATATGAAACAGGTATGAGCCCATACAGCGGCTTAACAGACATGCTGGAAGCTAAGAGCTTGCTGGCTAAAGAAGGTAACAGTTTGGTTTATACCTTTGCTGATAAAAAAACTATTAAACAGTTCCGCAAAGCGTGGGAACGTAATGAAGATGGTTGCTTAGATAAAGTGATGAAAGAACTTAGTTCTAATGTTAACTTGCTAAGTACTGAATCAAAAGTAGTTGAAGAAACAGAAGAAGTTGAAGAGGTTAAAGTTTCTACTAAGGAGACAGCAGAATGAGCATTGAATTAGATATTGCCAGTGAAGTTTGGCTTACTTGTAAAGAGTATATCAATTCTAAAGATCGGCAGGCCGCCGCAGATCACGTGATCAGTGTTGCTGCTGATCACAATATCACTGAAAGTGAGCTTAAAATCTTTGGTGGCACTGATGCTTATCTAGGTCGTGCTGTTAAAGAATATCTTGGCGATGAAGAAGATGAAGCAATCGCTGATGAGGAAAATGACGGTGATGATTATTAATGTCTAAGAAGTATTTCCCTATAAAGACAGATACAGCATGTAGATTAAAATGGGCTTGGTCTAGTTTGTATCTAAATTCTGGAATTACAACATCTTGCCATAGATCAGGTAAATCAATATTGACAACTGATAATTTTTTTAACTTTCATAATACAGAAAGAAAAATTATTGATAGACAAACCATGCTTCAGGGGAAATGGCCTGGCGGCGGATGTGAATACTGTCAAAATGCTGAGCTTGCAGGATCTCAAAGCGATCGACAATTTCAATTAGCGATTCCAAACGAACATCCAATGGAGTTAGATTTAAACAATACATTGACCACAGTTGATCCTACTACTATTGATATATTCTTTAAGAATACCTGTAATCTTGCTTGTTTGTATTGTAACTCTTCTCTTAGTTCTAGAATAGCCACGGAAGATGCAAAGTTTGGTATTCCGCTTACACAATTAGCCAACGATGATATAATTGAAAAAGATCGTTATGATGAATTGGTGCCTTTATTTTGGTCTTGGCTAGATCAAGGATACAGTAAGTTGATCCATATAAATATCTTAGGCGGCGAACCCTTTCTTCAAGATGATTTTTATCGATTACTTGATTATATAGAAGAACACCCAAATCCAAATCTAACCATTAATGTTGTAACTAATTTAATTGTTAAAAAAGAAATTATAGTTGGATTTATAGAAAAAATTAAGAAGTTAATTTCTAACAGAAAATTAAAAAATCTTATGATCTTGGCCAGTGTGGAATCTTGGGGTACAGAACAAGAATATGTTCGTTATGGGTTTAATGGTGACATCTTTGAAAAAAATATAGAATATCTATTAGATCAAAAGTTTGTAACACTTAATCTATTGTCAACTGTAAACACATTAAGCATACCTGGCATGCCCTTATTAGCTGAAAAGGTAATTAAATGGAATAATACTAGAAATATTATTTGGTACACACATCTAGTTTTACCAATTAACCAACATGTACTAAGTCCTAAATATTTTGATTTTGAAATATTTGAACCATCATTTAATAAGGTATTAGACAGTTTATCAACTCGATCAGACAAACACACAGAAACAATTAAATTGTTAAAAGGTATAATACAAAGATTAAAGATAACAAATAAACGAGATTTAGATAAACAACAAGAACTAGTAACTTATCTAAACGAAGTAGATAAAAGAAGAAATTTAGATTGGCAAAAAACATTTCCTTGGTTAGTTGAGGTATTAAACAATGTGGTATAGTCGTGTAGTTGCAAGTTTAGGCAGTATTCCAGACTTTATAGATCACTATGAAAAAGAACTGGATGATGCTAAAACAGAAGTTGGGGTCTATGGTAACATAGAAAAGAATCTTGCTGGCCTGCCTGGTATTACGGAAAGACGCTTTAATCAACTACAAGAGATTGAAGCGGTTCTCAACTATCTGAACATTCAACTACGCAAGATACGTACTAAACACTTTAAGAAATACTTAGAAAACTATCAACGAGCATTAACTAGTCGTGACGTAGAAAAGTATGTTGATGGTGAGGATGAAGTCATTGACTTTGAAACTATTATCAACGAAGTAGCATTATTGCGTAATCGTTGGCTAGGCATCATGAAAGGTCTTGAAAGCAAGAACTTCATGCTAGGACATGTAACACGTTTAAGAACAGCAGGCATGGAGGACGCATCAATTGGCTAGACACAGTTTACCTATATTAGAAACCATACGTCAGTATGACATGTTTTTAGAAAGCATACGTCATGTAGCTGACTTAGGATGCGGCACAGGTGAAGATGTCCATTGGTGGGCTACCTTAGAAAACTACAACGATCCACCTGAACCATATAATTTCAACTGTTTTGCTGTTGATAACAATGCTGATCGGCTGGCGCAGGTTCCTACTCTTAAAAATATTCATAAGATACATGATATATACGATCGTCCACATCTATTCCCAGTGAGTATAGATCTTATGTGGGCACACGATAGTCTACAATACAGTATTAATCCTTTAGAAACACTACGCATGTGGAATAGCTACATGACAGTTAACGGTATGTTACTATTAACAGTGCCACAACACACAGGCATCGAATATGGTAAACATTACAGTAGAGGTTACAATGGCTGTTACTTTCATTACAGTCCTTTGAATTTAATCTATATGCTGGCTGTCAATGGATTTGATTGTCGTGATGCATATCTGTTGAAAAGATTTCAAGACCCATGGATTAATATGGCCGTGTATAAAACTGACGTTGCACCAATGGATCCACTAACTACTACGTGGTATGACTTAATTGATAAAAATCTATTACATCCTACAATAGTTGACAGCGTTAATGCTAACGGATTCCTCAAACAAGAAGAAATCTGTATGCCTTGGCTAGACAAAGAATTATATTTTATTGACTATCAAAGCCAAATGATGGAGTTCCCACCTGCTACAGAAATTGCCGGGGTATTCAATGAAACCACAAACTCGGGTAAATCTACTGTGGCCCAAGCTGACCCCAAGTCAAAAGAAACACTGTTACTAAAACCTTTG